GGCAGAGGATCGTATTCTGACACGATCATAAAAGTGAGAATGAAAATGGGCGACCTAAACACAGTTGTCTCTATTGAATTATCAAACGAGCAACTTGAAGAAATTGTAAAGATTGGACTTCGCACTCAGTTTGGTGCAAATGTTGAATCGGTTAGAGTGATATCGTTGTATCACGGACTCAAAAAGTACGAGTTGGAAGTTACTTTCAAAGGAAGGGGTTAACATGAAAATTGGGAAGCCTGTTGGTTTTGGTTTGACTAATAAGCCAAAGGCAGTTGTCTTTGGTGCTGAAGGTTCGGGTAAATCAACAATGGGATCGAAGCTTACAAAAGCTTTGTTTCTTGATGTCGAGGGTGGTATCTCAGGCATAGACATTGATTGCGTGTCAATAAAAACATGGGCAGAATTTGTGGCTACGATCAAAGAGATCGTAACAACCGCAGAATTTGCCTACGAAAATATTGTCATCGATTCTCTAACCGCTTTGGAAAGATTGCTTCACCAGCACATCTGCCAAACATCTGGAGCATCATCAATCGTGCTAGCGTGTGGCGGGTATGGTAAAGGCCTTGTGGAGTCTGTAACGCAGATGTCTCTGCTTATCAACTCGCTAAATGCCAAGAAGGATCTTGGGGTTTACTTTTTGTGTCATTCGACAGTAAAAAGTGTAAATGATCCAACAAGAGGTGAATATGCTTCTTTCGGTGTTCGTGCTGACAAAGCAATGTCCGAATGGGTGACCAGTTGGGCAGACTTAATTGGGTTCGTTGAGATTGATTTGATGGTTGGTGATGATGGCAAGCCTATCATTCGCAAAGACGGCAACGAAGTACGCAGAACGATTACGGTAACACCAAGGGGTGGACTGACTGCGAAATCCAGAATCCCAGGGGTAACTGGAACGATGACTGTTGACAATTTTGTGACTAAGGTTAATGAAATTTTTTCTAAGAAAGGTAAGTAGTTATGAGTGATGAATTTGAAATCTTTGGCCAAGATGAAGCGAAAGAGCTTTTAAAGGCTGACATTCTTCCTCCAGGGGAATATCCAGTAATCATTACCAAAGCGGAAGTCCGTACTAAGGATGACAAAAAATGGTTGTCTCTTGGTTGTCAAATAGATGCTCCACATGATATGCAGGGTCGATATAAGACCTTTACCTTGTATATCAAAGACGGTCACCCTAACCCACAGGTTTGCAGTATTCATGCAAAGTTAAGGCAGAGTCTTGATGCTGCTCTTGGATTAGATCGCATGACCCTGACAAACATCATTGGTCAGGCCTGTGTGGTTAAAATAAAAAACAGCGAAAAGAACGGCTCTACTTACGAAAATGTAGAAAAGTTCTTGAAAGCTGTCTAATCTTTGCTCATGTTGCACTTGGAAGCAACCGATAAGAAAGGTAAGGAGGTGCAACATGAGTAAACTTTTCTTGTTTTGTTTGTGTTTCTTGATTGGATGTCAGGGAACTAAGAATTCGATAGAAACTGGGGCATCAACAACTTTAATGTCTGATTCCCCAGTAATCGAAAAAATGGATGTAAATCTTAAGTTTAAAAAGGAGTGGTAGACATGGAAGTTATTGCCAATATTTTTGAGTTACGAGCAGCGGTTACAAATGCTTTTGGTGAAAAAAGTTTTATTGAAACTTTAGAACGCAGGGGAATGTATCGATCACGAATTGCTTCAGTAGTTGATACTGATTGGTCTACTGAAGATGGTCAACTAATAGCACATCATTGGACAGTTGATCCAGAACCTATTGTCGAAAAATTTAATTTCCCGCCTACTTGGTCTAACAAGGAATCTTGGAAGAACACATTTGATTCTGATTACCCAGATTGTTTAGAAGATGCATTGGACATCGCTCTTTGGACTCCAAGAACTCCATCCAGATTAATTATCGAGGATGATAATGGCATTCGGGTTTTGAAATCGATTGAGACAGATCCAGTTCAAAGGGTTGAAGAAAAAAGAATTAAACCTGTTAGCTTTCCGATTAAAAGGAAGAAGCCTGTTAACAATCAACCTACCTTATTTGGAGCTTAATCAATGAGTGATGAACCTTTATTCGATCCCGAAGAAACCAAACCGATTCCCGCTGGAACTTACTCTGCTCGCATCATGCGAGCGGAGATTAAGACATCTAGAGCGGGAAATAAATACCTTGCTTGCGATATGCAGATATTGCAAGGGTCACAGCAGGGCAGAGCATTAGATGCAAATTTTCACATCTTTTCGACTGACACAAAGTTCAGAGCGGACTCAAGGCGAAAGCTAGCAAGGCTGGCTTCTTCATGCGGTATTACTACTGTGATGAAACCCGAAGAACTTGTGGACAAACCTTTTCTAGTCGAAATAGGCGAAACCACAGATAACTATGGTGCAACGAATTTGATTCTTGGGTATTCAAAGTTAGGGAGATCATAATGCTACGCAAGTATCAACAAGATGCTGTGAATTCACTATTTGAATTTCAGCATGATCGCCCTGGGCAATCATCAGTAATCGTCATTCCAACTGGTGGCGGGAAAACTAGAGTCATGGCCGAGATAATTAGAAGGTCATTCGAGGCGAACCCAAATTGCAGGGGAATGATTCTGTCTCATGTAAAAGAATTGCTTGAGCAATCCAACAAAACTTGTACACACTATGCAACTACTACTGGCTTACCTGTTGAATCAATCGGGGTTTATTCTGCTGCATTAAAACGCAGAGAAGTAAAACCTTTGACGATTGCAGGGATTCAAAGTGTGTACAGAAAGGGTGCTGACTTTGGTTATCTGGATTTCATTATGATTGACGAATGCTTTGTGGCTGGAACAATGATATCTACTCCAAAAGGAGAAATCCCTATTGACAAGGTGAGGTGCGGTGACTTAGTATTCAATCAATGCGGTGTTGGAACGGTTGAAGCCGTATCTTGTAAACCAGCACCAGAGACATATATAGTGGAGCTTAGTAATGGAAAAAAAATTGAATGCACAGGGAACCACAGGTTCTTTACCGAAAGAGGATGGTGTGCAGCCAAGGAGTTGGAGAACGGATCGGGTCTTTTTGGAATCCAAGATATGCGTATGTTGTGGGAAAGTGTTCTGTCCTTGGGTGAAGTATCTGGAAAATGGGAAGATAAAATCCACGCTACAAGAATCCCTTTGGAAAAAGCAGAAATTTTGCTCAGTTGCGTGTGCGAAGAAATTTTCCCCAACATCGTTGAACAAAGCAGCAAGGAAAAAAATAAGCGACAAACTGAAAGAGATGAAACACAAACCTATACAAAGAGGCGGGAACGGGCAATTGCTTCCCTTGGCTCAACTAGCATTGTTACACGCACTAGGGGATGGATGGAAAGCGGAGCTTGCGATAATCACTCATGCGGGGCATCTAAACGGAATGTATCCAAATTGTTACAAGGTGGACATTGGGAACAAAGAGAAAATGATTGCAATCGAACTGGATGGGGGAAGCCACGGTTCACTAGAGAGGAAAGAAAAGGATCAGAAGAAAATGAAGTTTTTGGCGGGATTAGGGTGGTCGGTGTATCGTGTAAAAAACGAAAAAGCCCTGTCCTTGTATTCAACATTCAAGTCAGCGGACATCCTTCTTACTTTGCTGATGGGGTAGCAGTACATAATTGCCATCTCATTAGCCAGAACAAAGAAACCATGTACCGAAAGTTTCTGTCTCAGGCAAAGATTTCAAACTCTAGAGTAAAAGTTGTTGGCTTAACTGCAACCCCATATCGACTTCAGAGCGGAATCATCTTTGGTCATAAAGAAAAGACTTTTGATAATTGCTGCTACGCAATTGGAGTGCGAGATTTGATTGACGAAGGATTTCTTTCTCCGTTAGTAACAATGGGTACAAGTGATTCTCCTGATCTAAAGAATGTCAGAATCAGAGCGGGTGAATACTTTTCTAAGGATCTTGATGCGATTCTTGAAAACGCTGATCTTGTTCAATCCAGCGTTAAAGAGGCAATCGTAAAAGCATCTTCAAGAAAATCTGTATTGGTGTTTGCCTCATCGATTAAACACGCTGAAATGATTCTTAATGAATTAAAGAAGCAGGGCCAATCGGCAAACATGATAACAGGCGAAACGCATTCAACGATTAGAGACTTTTTGATTAATGGATTTCGGGCTAACAGTTTTAAATGGTTAGTAAATGTAGCTGTCTTGACAACTGGTTTTGATGCCCCTGGAATTGATTGCGTTGTGGTGATGCGACCAACCATGTCGAAGGGGTTGTGGTATCAGATGGTTGGGCGGGGATTTCGCCTTGCTCCAGATAAAGAGAACTGTTTGATACTTGATTTTGGTGACAACGCTCTCAGGCATGGTTGCATCGATCAGATCGTAGTTGATGCCCAAGGCATTGAACTTCCAGCAGCTAAAGTAAAGCGTTGCCCTTCATGCAATCTCATACACAGGGTTGGCAATATCATTTGCCCTTCATGCGGTTATTTCAAACCAAAAGAAGAAGAATCTTTGTTTCCAGAGAAACTTTCTGCAAGCCAAACCAATGGTGAAATTCTTGCGGGAAGGCAACCAAAGCAATATGAAATAGTTGCTACCGGATACACGATCTATCGTAAAACTCCAGCATCAGATCCTTGCATACTCGAAACACACGAAACGCTTGAAGGTAAGCTAATCAGATGCTATCACTCATTAAAGCATGGATTAGAATTTATAGTTTGGAAATGGCTTAAGTCTGTTGGTGCAAAAGGTTTACCAGACAAGCATTGGAATATGAATAAAGAAAGCTTGCAAATCCAAGAGTGGTTAGATACGATCCCGAAACCAATTGCCATAAAGGCACACATAAATGAAAAGGGGTACTATCACATCGATAGTTACCAATTTCAAAGTACTAGAGTAATAAGCGGGGGAATGGCGAAAGGGTGAAACCACTCCCCCTGTGCTGGGAGGAAGCGGCCCAGCATCATTATCTTAACTAATTTAACCATAAAATCAAAGGAATAGGTGTGCCTTGGACGAAATAAAGAAACAGGCTTTGCGTGTTCGTGGACATGGGTTATCAGTTTTTTCTACTAAGGTCGATAAAACCCCAGTAATTAAGAGAACCAACCGTATAGTGGAGCTTAGATCAAACCCACTATCAGACCTTGAAATTGAGATAGATTTTAGTCACGCAAATGTAGCAGGGATAGCAATCAACTGTGGCCCAGTTGTGGGTCAGGAAAAGGACTTAGAATGCCTTGATATTGATTGCCCTAAAGTGGCGATTGACTTCTTGCCTGACCTAGAAGCAACCAGCAAAGAACTACACGACAAACTCTGTGGGTGCGTAGAAACCACCCCATCTGAAGGATTGCACATTTTCTACTATTTGCCACTAGGTAAATCAAAGTGCCGTGAATTAGCGGTAATGTCTACTGATAACGGTAAGAAGTGGTTAGCCGAAGCTAAAGCCAAAGGATCGACCAAAAAGATTGCTCCACCATTGATTGAAACAAGGGGGGCGGGTGGATATGTAGTTGGTTTCTATTCTCAGGCAGTCTCAAAGATTGATGGATTGGTTAAGCCATATAAAATGATTCATGGAGATGTTGCAACCATTCCAATGCTTACTGCGGATGAACATGAATTCCTCATGTCATTTGCTCAGTCGTATGATCAAAAAGCAGCAAAGAGATTCATCGAGCTAAACAAGGAACCTTATCAGTATAAAGAGATAGGCAAAAAGACTGCGTTGGATCAATGGCGAGCAGAAACTTCTTGGCCCGAAATTCTTCCAGATTCTTACCGAGTAGTTGAGGTCAGGCATGATTACTTCATGGTGTGGCATCCTGATTCATCAGGCAGAGAACCTAACGCTATTGCAGGGTGCAAAAATGGTGGCATGGATCGCTATTGGAATTTCAGTCCATTAGATTGGCGATTGAGTCCAAACATTCCATTAACCAAAGATTATGTTTATTGTATGAGCCGAGGGTGGCAACCAGGGAGCAGGGAGTGGAAAACATTTTACGCACAGGTATTTGCTAAGTATTCAATAGACAAAATTGAAGATGAGCCTGTGAACGAAACTAGATGGGATTTCCTTGAAACAACAAAGTCAGGTAAGGTTAAACAGGTCAGAACTGTAGACATTGTGCCTGACGATGCGATTTCATTTCCTGGGTGGATCGACACTTACATTGACTACTGCATGAGAAACGCACTATACCCAGAAAAGCGAATTGCTGCTGCATCTGCACTAGGGATGTTTTCTGCCCTAGTGGGAAGATCCATCATGGGGCCGAATGAACTAAAGCTTAATTTATACATTGTTGTGCTTGGTTTGACAGCTTCGGGCAAAGATTTCCCGCGAAAATTAAACGCTAGAATCTGTATGGAAATTGATAACGCAAGCTTGTTGATGACGAAAGTTGGTAGCCGTGAAGGGCTTGAAGAGAAGGTGATTCAAGGCCCGAAATTCTTGATGGCTGATGAAGGTGCATTTGATCTTGAGAAAGCAAAGTCAGGTGACACAAGGTTCAACGATGTAATGGGAACAATGCTAGAACTGTTCACATCAAACTATATTAAGAGGCGAGCTAAAGCGGGTGATGCGGACTCAGAAAACTTTATTCGCTACCCATTCCTTTCCATTATGACTTCATCAACCCCAGAAGAATATTTTAAGGCACTATCACCTAAGATGCTTCGGTCAGGTTTTTACAATAGGTTGCTGATTTTACAATCTGCAATTCGAGGCAGAATGAATCTTCGGGGTATGTCAGTATCAGAACCAATTCCAGAATACCTAGTTGAAGTTGCTGCACGATTGATTGCCATGAATGAAAATCTTGTGCCTGGAGTGATCAAGGAATTCATGGCAGATACTAAACTTGATGCACTTGGAAATGCTCCACTAAATCAGATTGAAAGGGATTCAAAAATTCTTTTACTTGATGAAGATGCGTTAGAATTCTTTCAAACTCAGGTGTGGGAAAACGATGATCTGTATTCCAAGTACCAGAAGAACAGCGAAGAAGAAAAGGCTTCTTCATGTGCTAGACTTCCTGAGTTAGCTCTGAAAATAGCTTGCCTGTGGGAATTAAGTCAGGACATAAACGCTGACACAATTTCGCTAGCTGGAGTTACCTCTGGATTTAAATTTGTTCGTGAAGTTAATAAAAGACAGACCGCAAATACAGTTATGGTAAGCGATACAAAGTTTGGTGAAATTACAGACAAACTATTAAACATGATCAAGGATTCACTAAACGAAATTGAACCAGATATATATGGTGTAAAGATGATTGATGCGAAAAGGCATCTCAGGAAGATCGTACACAGCGGGCAAAGCGTTGATGATGCAATCCGATACCTTCAAGATTGCGGTGAAATTTCAATCAGGAAAAGCAGAGATGCGAATGGTGCTGGATCAATGTACATCGTTATAAATGACCAATCACCTTCTCAATCCCAATCCGAGGGATCGACATCAGAGCTAAGTTAAAAGCATCTGCAAGGTCAGGAGAGTGCTTGAGTCTACGCTTCATCATGTCCTTAGACTCGACCACTCTTCTGCCGTTTGTATCTACAATGTATACTGGTGTGCGTAACTCTTCCATCATCCTTTCACGCATATGCAGCGGAAGATGTCCGATTGAAACTTTGCCTTCCATCGCAAGTTCTGCTGCTTCAAACCAGAGTGCGGATCTCATGTTTGGAAACTCTCGCCACCTTGGTGCTTCACCAGACGAATTAATGCCGTAAAACATATAGTCACCCTTGTTATCGACTACACCGCCACCAACACCACCCTCATCAATAAGCACAGGGATTTTGAATTGAGACTGCCTTGGAGTTTCGTACTTCTGGCAATACTCTTTAATCTTTTCCGAGAATTCTTTTGTAGACAAACCACGATACTCCTTTGCATCTATGATGCAACATCCATGCCTGACCACTAAACAGGATCTATCGTCACCAAACCTTGCAGGGTCAGCACCAATCTGAACCACCCAATCCTTGTTAAGGGGAATTGGGTCAAGGATTTGTTTGAGGGGCAAAGCACCCCATACCGAGTTGATCGCTTTACTGGGGTATCTTCCAAGAACTTGAATATCAAACAGCGGGTCTTCAACCATGTAGTTTCGATCATTGAAGGTAAAGAACCCTGGTTCAGATTCTTCACCTTCTCTAGCGGTTCTGCATTCGTTTTTGATGCGGTTCTCTACATACTCATAGTTGATTGCCCCTGGCACAAGATCAGCTTTAAAAGCCACATTAGGATGATCTAAAGCAGACAGGTGGAACACTTTCCAATCAGGTGAATTCTCAGCAAAATAGGCGGGTGATGATGCATCATATGGATTGAAAATGCAGAACCATAAACAATTCTCTTTGCTTGCTGAAAGCATCGATTCTGCTCGTTCCCAGAAGGTTGGTTCAATACCAGATGCTTCGTCAAACAGAATGCACAAACCACCAGCGGAGTGCCGTCCTTGGAAAGCATCAGCCTTCTGAGCGGTTAAACCTTGTATGTAATGCGAGGGGTTCTTTTCAAGACGATTAGCCTTGGGCATCCAATTTGGATCTCTTGGTCTAACCCTGCGTAATTCTTTGAATACACCATCTTTGATCTGCTGAGCAACAGGTGCTGATATCAAAACTTCTGATGGAGTAAAGTGATCGTGAAACCATGAAGCAATAACAGCACACAAAAAAGTTTTGCCTTGATTGTGTGCGGATCGAACTAGAACTTTTCTTGCACCATTAGCAACGGAATCAAATATTTCCATCTGCTGGGGAGTCAATGTTATCCCTAGGTATTCGCAATACTCCCCTGGGTCTTTCGGAATCACTATAGTCTTCTGATTCTCCCGATTCACCCTCTTGATCTCTTGGATTTCCGAAAGTTTCCCCTGCAACGCTGGACTCGATAAGGCCTTTTGCCATCTCTTTTGCAAGTTGTTTGTTGAGGAGTTTTTGGAGTTCTTGCTCATCATCTCGTTCCTTATTATTGCGTTCAATTATCCATTGCATGGCTCGCCAATCCTCAGAACCATGTTCATGGATAACCTGTTGCATAGCAATGGTTGCCTGTGCTTTGGCCTTAACCATTTCTTTTTTATGCCAAGGTTCAAGATCCCTTTTAGAAATCCCAAAGGCCTTCATGGCTAATTTAAAATCAATTCCACGCTGAATATTCTCCAGCATCTCGTAAAAACTGTCTGAATCTATCATGACCTTGGAAACTCCTTACCCCCTGGGAATTCAACATTTTCTGGTGTTTCTGGGTCGATCAACATTCTCATAAGTTCAAGTGTCTCAGAGATATAGATCAAACTTGCTGCTATTGATTGGGATGGCTTCCCTTTTTCATACGCAGCAATCGCTTCCACCATCCAGTCTGCTCCAGCTTTATTTAACATATTGCATCCTTTCAAAAACAGGGTAAAATAGGTAACAGTATTATAGCAAAAATCAAGGGGAATTTCGATGGCAGATTTAGTAGGAGCTATAGAAAAGCTGAAGAGACTTTTAGAAGACCGAGCAAAGCGGGTGGGGAGAGCTACGAATACTAATCCAAGCCCAAGTATCTCTACTACAAGTCAATCTGTGCTTTACACACCGCCATCTACATGGATGAAATCACTTGAGTATTTTCCAATGGCAAAAGCACCCTCTGGATCAGTTATAATGCGAGCTAGAGGGCCAAACATAGATTATATATATCCAAGAATCGGAAAAGTTACTTTTAACAAATGGGTAGCTAATAACTGGAGAGGTGGAAAAATTTATTGGTATGCATCTCCATCATTAAAAGATTACTCAATAATAGGAAGAACAAGAGGATCAAAAGCTAGAAAAATGACAGGTAGGTTATCTTCATGGGCATTTCACACAAATAGAAAGAGAAAGAATCTTAAGGCAAGAGTTATGAGAGGCCCACAAGCTAAAAATTTACCAAGTCATGTTCTATCAAGAGCAAGAGTAATTCATCACACTCCATAGGAGAAGCAATGTACCTAAATCCATACTATCGCCATATTCAAGAAATGAAACGATTCTATGTCAAATCCGTAACGGAAGAAGACATGGCTGTTGTGAAAAACTGCCTAGTAAGAAAAATTCGGGGTGGGAACATGAAAGCGGTAGAACTGTTCATGAAGTTTACCGAGTGGCAGAAAGAACTGGATGCTGCATCAGATGCTAGACATGAACTTCAAACCATCATGGGTTCACCTACGGATGGCCTGATGAAATCGCTTCGCCCTGGATCTGTAAATATTTCTACCGGACAGCTTGAAGAAAAGAAACAAGCTTGATATATTAACTTAGTCCGAATGATTCTAGGGCTTGTTTTCGCAATTTCCTGAGACTAATTCCCTTCGTAGTAGAATTGCATCAGAGGGGAAAGTTTCATTCGGACACCTTAATAATCTGTATCAGCCTCAACAAAATCAATTCCTTCTAAAAGCTGATTGTAACTATTAGGGTTCGCTGGTAACTCATCTTCTTCAAGATACTCTGTGAAGGTGAAATCACATTTAAAACCGATTTCATAAGGATTGTCAGGATCATCTGTATTAGTTCCTGTGAATATACAATTCTTAATTCTGAATCTAATTGGACTTAAACTTATAACTTCAGAGTCAGAAAATCGGGCATTGTAGCCAAAATATTGAGGGTCGTTAGTTCTTGCTCTAGGCATGAACTGATCTACATAATTGTAATAATATGGATTAAAACCATTGTTATAAAATGAATTAAAATTCATAATATAAAATTCAGAGAAAAAATAATAATTGTAATAAACGCTATAATTATAACCAGTATTTGAAACGCTAGTCATGTTGTCAACATATGAAAGACTGCTCATAGTTTTGTTTGTTATAGTTGGCAGAATTATTTTGTAATTTCCATCAGCAAGAGATGGTGGGTTATCTGTATATTCGTTTTCAAATAGATTGCCTAGCGTTTTTAAAAACGATATTACATAACACCCTGGCCTTTGTGATGAATATGGCAAAACTTCATAGTCTTCATCAAGAACTAATTGAGTTGTATCAGGCCCATAAATTTCAATCAGACTTTCATAATTGTCAACATACTGTGATGAAACAACTATTTTTGGTTTCCCTGCGTAACTAGAATTATAATTAAAAATGTTTGATGAATTAAGTGTGTTAGGTACGGATGTTATTAAAATTTGGTAACTGGCATTAAGGCAACCATAATATGGCTTAGTTAAATCTAAATCTGGAACATAGTAAAGTGGAACATCATATATTAAAAACTGGTTATCAGTTGTTTCAATATAGAATGCACCAATAGGGTACATTGCACGAGGTGCAGCTTGATTTGTATTGTTATAATAACCTGGAAGAGGTTGAATCTGGTCAATATACGATTGTCCAATTACTAAATATATTCCATCTTCACAGTAACCACCTTCATTGTTTGGGCTACCTTGATAATAAGTTCCAAATGGCTTTATCCCTCTTGATGGATTAGAAGTGTTTAAAACATAATCCAAGGCATTTACAGTAGAGTTTCCATTATAAAACCAATATTTATATGCATATCCACCTGTTGGTATAGATGTATACGAAGAAGTATAATAGTTTCCAAGAAATGATGCCTCCATGTTTCCATCAAAAACAGTAGTTGGGGTTATATAATCTGTGTTTGGGTTATAATATCTAAGAATATTTCCATTAGGATCAGCTACATAAAAAGACCCAGCAAATTGAGTTAATCTTCCATTAGACGGATTTGGTATAGAAAGTTGGTTGATCGCTAAACCAAACCATCCGTCACCAAAACCTTTTTCTCCAAATCTTGGAGGAATTAATTCAACACCAACATACTCTTGTGTTGGGCTAATGCCTAATGTGTTTACATACATCTGATAATATTTAGTAGGATCTACAGTAATTTGTGGAATATTTACAGTCATAGACAAACTTGTGCCAAGCTTAACCATATTGTAATAATAATAATAATCATAATTTGCATTATATATGTTAAGCATAGTGAAATTTAGATTTCCTGTCACAGACTCGTTAGAAGCAAAAGGAATCGTTCCAGAATTAATAAAAGACTTTTGGTCGTAATAATAAAAGTTGTAATAATAATATAAATTAAATGGATCTGGGATATTGTTTATATCTCTTGTTGAGTTGTAATAATAATAATAATAATAGTCATCAGATTTGTTTTTTATAAAACCTGATTCAAGGTCACCAAATGTTTGAAACACAGGCTGTTTTAATGCTGGATAGTTTGGTTCATACACTACAAATGTATTTTGATTATACAGGTAATTGTAATTGCTGTTTGAAACAGCATATCCATTAGAAGAATATTTTAAAGTAGTACTAGAACCGTATTCTGTTTGATAATGATCAACCAGTACCCTTGCTTCTTCATTTGTTAAAGATTTATATGCATACCAGCCACTATCTAATTTGTAAACATCTCTGTATGATAATGGCCTTATATCTTCTGGAACAACAGCGAATGTCCTTGGAATACTTATGTTTGGTATGCTAGAAATTTCTGGAAAATTTTTCTTTTTAAATGATATTTGAATGTCAACACAAACCGCTCCAGCAAACCAAACAAGGTTCTTGCCGGAAAAATAAGGACTTCTTGGAAGGTCTTCTACCATAATGGCTTGGCTTCTAGATGTTCTGTCGTATATTACTACATTTTTATAAGTGAATGTATTAAACCCAGATGTTGATTCTACCAATGGGTTTTTTTGTGTAAAACAAATGCAAGCTTTTTTTTCTGGCAAAAATGGGTAATAAGATCCATAATAAATATTTTGTCCGCTAGCTATGTCATACATGGATGGAAATAAAATTTTATTGTCGTAAATATAAAAATTGTCATTATCATTTAGCCAAGGCCAATAAGAATAATTGGAAGGTATTTTTATTGAACTTAATGTAACCGGAATATTGATAACACCTTCTGACCCAATAAGTGCAGTTTGAGAAAAACTGTGGACTCTTAATATTAAATTGTTCCCATTAAAAGATGCTCCGCAAATTTTGTATCCAGAATACGATGTGTTATTAAAACCACCTCCTTGTTGTGGCCATTCTGGAATTATAGATCCAGATGGAAAATACGATGGGATGCTGGGGTCTAATGAGCATGGTTGTAAATAGTCTTCTAAAATGGTTGGCATCGTACCTGTTATTGACGAATCAAACAAAAGGTTGTAACCATTCATGTAATAATAATTGTAATAGTTATAGTTGTAAAAAGAAGGCTGGTGAATATAATCAACATTAGTATATGCTTCGCTCCAAGAACTTATTCCTGTTGGGTAAGCTCCACTATAATCACTAAAGTTTGGCCAAGCAGTTTTTTTAACTCCTTCAAAAACATCGTAATGATATATGTTTGATTGTTCCCTTATAAGTGTTTCGTCATATTGAAAAGGAATATTTGTAGATTGGTAATATGAATACACAGAGGTTGGTGGGTTACAATATTCTTCAGTTATTTTTTTTAAATTAAATTGAGAAACTGTTCCAGCAGTTCCATCTACCTGATAAACGGTTGGTACTGAAGTTTGTGTTAAATCTGATTCTTCCCAAATGTAATTTTCGTTTGGGGTAATTCTTACATTTATTAAAAAAGATTCATCTATTTGGTCATACCATATAACTTTATTTGAAGTAACATTATTTTTGCCAATCCAATTTAATGGAACACTTGCTTCAAAATTATCTTTTATTTGACCATCAACATAATGATCTGGTGAAGCTGATACTGCACTAGGTTTATACATTTAACACCTATGGAATTGGAAGAGGGAACCAGCCTTTATTACCATTAGCATCTGTTCCATAATACATATTTGGCCCAGGTGACGGAATGTCGTTTTGTAATTTAAGATTTATTCCGTTTATAAACGAACCAGTAATATCTATAGATGATTCACCATCCACAGCAGTATTAAAGATTGTTTGATAACTAGAAGCAGTTATGCCTGATGTGGAAATCATTACCAAACCAGTTCCACTAGTTGGAGGTGTAGGCCAAGCTGCACCAGTAGGAGCATTAGCATATTGAAATCCAGATCCTGTCGTAACAATGTATTGGCCTGGGGTTCCATAAGTCTTAGGTGTATCAAGAAGGTCTATATATCTTAACCCAGTACTTTCGGTATTTATAATTGCTGTATATTCATCAGGGCAAAATGTGGTGTATTGGATAACAACACTAGCACCATTGTTTACAATATCTTTGACAACTCTTACAGCATTAGGCCCAGTACCACCATTCTTCATGCATACAACCAATGGTCTTTGATCGTTGTAATTAGTGGCATTTGGATTTGCTGGATTACCTGGATCCCAATAGCCAATAGAAAAACCAACATATGTTCTGTTAGGTAAAAGAGGACTTCCATTTATTTCTATAGCCCAGACATCACCGCTTCCCGCAGATGGAGGAAATGTACCATATGGAGTAACATAACTAGTTCTAGCAGAATATCTTGTTCCAACCATAACAGGAGATCCATTGGCATCCCCAATCGGCATTACAAACATTCTGTTATTTGGATTTACACCGCACCAAAAATAATAGACCTCTCTATTATCAGTCGAATCAGTACTAACCAATCTTGCAGGGCAAATTACCCCTGGCTGAATAGATAAATCGTTTGTGGTGTTATCCCTCCTATCTAAAACAAATGGCATTGGATAAGCTTTTGGGCCAGTAGTTTGAGTTGTTTCGTCACAAAATAAACCCCCTGGAACATCAGTAAAACCAGTACCACTCCAAGAAACTTCTTGGAAATAATAAAAGGTATTTACCTCTGTCCCTGGCACACTAGTTGGAACTTGTTGAAATATTTTAAACCACAAAAAGTCTGATGCACTATCGTTTGAAATGATGAATGAATTTGTGGAATCATCCCATGAAGCATTGATTCCATTTCCAAGGCTAGGTTGTATATTCGGCATGATATCCCTTTAAAAAAACAGGGCAGAGGAATCCTCCACCCTGTTAAATTTCAAATTAAAAAATGAAATTATTCTTCAAGAAGAACAGCCATTGAAGCCATTAACTGAGGAATATTAGCAAACCCAGTTATTGAAGACTTCAATATGCTTGTGGCAAGATCCTTGCTTGGCCTCATTGGAGGTGGCAAAGTAATCACCATAAATTTATGGAATGATTTCAAAGCTACTTCTCTAGAAGACTTGCCCTCGATAAATGAAACAAACTCGTCAACAACAGGTTTTATCTGCTGAAGAATCTCGTTCATCCCAGAAGGCAAAGTAGAATTACTAACAGGTTCTGTAGACATAAGCTCCCTTTCTATCGACCACAACAACTAGAACCACGCAAATCGAAACGAAGTTTTCCACCACGAAAAACTCTCGAATCCGTTTTTACGGATTCAATTTTGATTGTCTTTTCAACTTTCTTTTCGATCTGTACTGCGGGTGCAGAACATTGCCCATTGGCACAAGAACCCTTGCGAACAGGCAGATCAATAACCATACCAACTGCTAAAACTAGACTGAACATAATGCTTCCTCCTAAAGAGTCCAATCGATCACTCTGGCTGGATAGCCATTAAAGTTACTATACGCAAAAACTTCTTCTGTGCAAATGCGATTCATATCTTTTTCTGAAATCCAATAAGAACCCAATGGCTCTCCGTAATTCCCTGGGGGAGTTCCGTGAGCGTTGCCCCAAGAGTTTTGAATCAAATATATAACCCCAAAGTCAGGATGAGTAGTAAAGCCCAAACAAGCCTGTTGATGCCCCCAAGAATCGCTTTTTGAAGCCAATTGTACTGCTGGAGTACCTTTGGCTTGAACTTTCAAATCTCTAAAACCCCACCATCCAGAAGCGATTGTAACAGGATACCCATTCCTCAAGGCCTTCTTAACCTCTTCAGAGTTCTCAAGTTTACTTGTTGTTTGGACTTTAAACCTATTTGATACTTCAAATAAATCTACTGGAGGTGCATCCCCATTACTCCACTTGTATTCAACATTAGAACCAAAAGTCCATGAGCCATCTTTCTCTTTGATGGGTTGAGGAAGATTAGTGTCAATAGGTGGAACACCGTCTTGGCTACATGACTCAGCCATTGACGAACCAAAAGAACCTTCACCAACACCATGCAATCCTCCACGCTTACGAGATTGCCCATAATTAAACATGATGAACGGAATTTTCCATTCTTCATATGATTGATTTTGCGTAACGATTTCAACCGCTTGAAGCGTTGCCATTACTGCTAACGCACCGTGACCTACACAAGATCCTGTTTTCTGACTCCAAGGGAAAAACTCGCATCCAGCAGCTTTGTTAACAACCTTGTATAAAAGTGCTTCTTTTACATCTGGAGAGTCATCACCTTCAATTTCAAACTTAACTAATGAGGTTAGAAATGCTTGCCTTCTTTTTTCATCAATACTATCTATTGGATTCCAACCAAAATTCCATTGAGTTGATTTTCCAAAGTATTTCTGTTTTCCACCTACTTTTACATATTCAATCATTGTTTTAGTTCCTTTGCTATTTGATTAAATTCACTGGTCAAAAGATCCCTAAGTTTTTGATCAAGTTTCAATGTACCATCTTTAGGTAATCTTTCATTGAGTCTTTTCCCAATTACATCTCTAAGATTGGCAAGCTCGTTTTCCATAAATTGTTTATTGATGGTTGCCTTTGCTGCCTTGAAAACATCTGTAAGAAATTCGTAGTCGTTTTTCTGACATTCTTTTGCAAGTTCATCGTAAAACATACACAACCACTTTACTTGATCTTTGTCTTCTTTTGCTGCTGCTGCCCTGATGTCGTTATCAGGATTTACTGGTGGAGCGGGAGCGGGTTCATCACCGATCAATACAGATGTAAACGCTGGTTCAGAAGGGCCAAACTCATTGCCAACATAAGCAAATAATCTGTACACACCTTGTATCTGAGAAGTAACTACTAGAGTCTTGGAGTCCTTTAGCAGATCCACAGGGAAAATGTTTAGGCCTTTATCAATTGAAACCCATTTGACTGCTTTAGATTCGGTCTTAGCTGGAACGCTTATAAACGCTCCAGGTTGACCAGAAACCTTTGCGGGAAGCTCTATAGTTGGAATTTGAAGAAACACTAAAAAAAGAAGGTTTATCACGGCCTGCTCCTTATTCGTTCTGCCATGTTTTTAGAATCTATCAAACAGTATACATTTACTGATGACCATTTTTTTGCGTGACCAAAAAGAAAATGACAAGGTCTGCATAGCGACAGTAAATTTTTTGGCTCCATTTCTAAAGATGCATCTTTACAAAATGGGATCAGATGGTGGACTTGAAGCAAATTGGGATCATCCTCAAGGCAGGCAGCACAGTTAGGATTCCGTTCTAGATGTGCTGCTCTTACCTTGGCCCATTGTGATCCCCGATTATAAAAAAACAGAGATTAATAACTTCAGAGCGGTCTTAAGAACGATTGCCCAAGGGATGATTCCAATTGTAATCGGATTTCCGTGGAAATCACCCTGGGGAATTGCTTGTTCAAGAATTGCAGCAAAGTCTTCAAGAGAAACTTCTGCATTTTGAAATATCTGTTTATCATCAGGAATAACTTGGTCAGCAGCGTAACCAACGATGTTCCAAAGTGCATTAGAAAATTCTTTATTGCCTACATCTTTTTTGCCACGAACTTTATCAACCACTAACATCATGGCATCCGTAGGCATAGAATTGGGAAAATTAATCATGCTTCACTTCCTTTTTTAAAGTCCTAGTGTAATTCAAAACCTCTGTCAAAATCCTCAAGCTTTCGGCTTGAGCCTTGGCTACCTCGCCAATGGAGCTTTCTAGCCTATCTATAAACACCATATGTCTTTGGTGCAAGGGAAGTAGAATATTTTGACCCAACCAACTAAACCCCTTGTAAACTGCCCATAAAAGGAAAACCAGAAAACTTAAAGACACTCCGAATCGCTCGATAATGTCTATGATATTAATGTCTGCGAATATCATTTTCTAATCTCCAATAAATAAACATTTTAACATTTACGGTTGAGAAATGAAATAGTCTTTTAACAATGTTTTCAGTTCTTCAACCTTAATTTGAATTTGTGAACCATCAGGGAAAAAATCTACTTGTTGCAAGTTGCTTTTTCCTATTTTAGTATTTGCGGAAATAGTAACACCCATTATAGAATCTGTATCTTTTTGAGGAACTTCAGAATTAATGATAGATATTTCCATGATATTTACTCCTAAGTTTTAATGATGTAGTTAAGGGCCAAAGATGGAGGTAAAAAGGTAACTGCTGAAGGTGTGATATTGCCAACAGAATGAGTATGCTCGGTACTTTGAGATTGAATCTGAGGGCCACTAACATTATCGCTGGTCTGGATTATAGTTCCAGCAGCATTACCAGCACCACCACCCGAACCAACATAAACATATGAAGGCCTTAATTGCGTGTGACTATGACTAGCATTTGCACTCATATTCCCACTTGTTAATTGTGGTATATTTCCAGAAGCTAAAGTAAATGTTTCAGTTCCGTAAGTTGTTCCCCTAGTTCTAAGGGTTAAACCAGAACCAGTTCCAGCACCAATTGGAAGCCTACTTTGTAAATTTGGTAAATTAAATGTAGTAGATCCATTACCTACACCATAAGTTGTACTAGTTACTGCAAATAATGTTGCATATGTAGTTCTAGATACAGCAGATCCGTCACATATCAAATAACCTGTAGGAGCAGTTGCACCAGCATACTGCATTATAGTTCCAGAAGGCATTACATTTGACCAAGTTGGTGCAGATGTACCAGAAGAAGTTAAAACTTGACCTGATGTTCCCGCTGAAAGCATTGCGGTTGTACCAGATGCAGATTGATAAGGAACTTGACCAGCACCGCCACCTGCAAGATTAGTTGCAGTTGATGCTGTTCCAGTCAATGAAGCGGTAATAGTTCCAGCAGAAAAGTTTCCAGAAGCATCTCTTTGAACCACATAAGAAGCAGTATTTGCACTTGCTGCATTTATTCCGATTGTGCCAGTTCCAGTTATTGTTCCACCTGTTATTGGGGAGGTTGTTGATATCGATGTAACTGTTCCAGTTGTTGATGATGTTCCAGCACCAATTGCAGTTCTAAAATCAGCATCATTTAAAGCAGTTACTGTATTATCAGCATTAAATCTAGGGAATGTTATTGCTGATGGATTAGTAAGGGTAAACAGGTTTTCGCCTACAGTAGAAGCACCCAAGGAAGTTCTACCAGTTGCTGCAACTAAGCTTGTTGAACCACCATCCCATTGCAAATAATTTGAATAAGCGGTATCCCAATTTGTCTGGGAAGTTGTTGTTGGAATTGAATAGCCAGTATCAAAGGTTACTGATAATGTTCCAGTTGTTGTAATTGGATTACCACTTACTAATAAACCAACAGGTACAGACATATCAACAGATGTTACTGTTCCAGAACCACTACTCCCTGTGTATGAAATGGTAAAATTAGGATATGTTCCAGTAACTGAAATATCAGTTCCATCTGTTAAAGAAACAGTCTGATCAGGAGCAGAATTAGTTATTATCCCTGTTGCATTATCGTAAGAAATTCCAGTTCCAGCAGATAAAGATAATCTTGCATCTGAATCTGTATATTGAGTAATGGTTGTTGCAATAGTAAAACTAGGATAAGTTCCAGTTACTGAAATACCTGTTCCGTCAGTTAATGAAACCGTTTGATCTGGTTCTGAATTTGTAATAATTCCTGTTGCATTATCGTAACTTATGCCAGTACCAGCGGACAATGCCAATCTTGCATCTGAATCCGTGTATTGAGTTATGGTTGAATCAATCGTAAAGTCAGGATAAATTCCAGTAGTATTAATACCAGTTCCAGAGGTGATTGAAACAATTTGATCGGGTGCAGAATTTGTTACAGTAACATCGCCTGTTGCAACATCTACACTAATTCCAGTTCCAGCTATGATCGAAGTTACACCACCAGCAACTCCAGAATAACCAATGGTAAAATCTGGATATGTTCCAGTAATGGTTATATCTGTACCTTCAGTTAAGGTAACTGTTTGATCAGGTAAAGAGTTAGTAATAGTAAAATCAGGATATGTTCCTGTTACAGAAATTGCTGTTCCGTCAGTCAATGTAACAATTTGGTCTGGAGAATCATTAGTAATAGTAAAGTCTGGATAAGTACCTGTTACAGAAATTGCTGTTCCATTGGTTAATGAAACGGTTTGATCGGGCAAAGAGTTGGTTACTGTAACATCACCTGTTGCAGTATCTACTGATACACCAGTTCCAGCAATAATAGATGTAACGCCAGCACCATCTGAAGCAGCAGTAATTCTTCCATAAACATCAATTGTAATATCTGCATTAGTATAAGCTTTTGCAGAAACACCAGTTTCTGGCAAATCAATTTTGATTGTTCCAGAAGTTGTAACAGGAGAATCAGAAATTGTTAAAGTTGAATTAGTTGAAGACAATCCAACAGATGTAACTGAACCAGATCCACTAGCATTACCATCAAAAACTAAATGAATGATACCGTTTGAATCCCTTACATAACCTTTTTTATCTGCAACATTTATTGCAAATTCATTAGTTTCCATATCACCAGAAGTTGGAACAGATAAAGGTGTGTATGATCTTTTTGGTTTAACTGGAATTGGGGGATTAGGATTACCAGGGTCAGGAGTAAAAAACAATGTATCAGAATTTACAGATGTTAAAGTTCCAGAAGTAAAGGTTAAATAAAACGATCCGTAACCAGTAGCAATTAAATCTGTAAATGCTGCATATCCACCAGAAGCAGTTGAGTTTAATGTTCCTGTTAAAACTGATGAACCAGTTACATCTACTAAAGAAACATCAACAACATCTGTTGCATCTGGAACTAAATCACCAAGCCAATTTGCAATTGTAATTGTTGGTTGGGTAAATAACAATTCGCCTGACAATCCAGCGATAGGTTGAACATATACAACTAACTCTGTAGGTGTTAAAGTTGCAATTTCATCTGAATCTATTTCAGTTAAGCCTGTTGAGGTGAATGTCAAATAAAATGAACCAGCACCAGTAAAAACTAAATCAGTAAAAGTTGCATAACCATCTACAGCAGTTACTGTTGTTGTTCCTGTTAATGAACCAGAACCATTAACAACCGTTATTGCTGCCTCAACATCATTAGTTGCAGTTGGAACTAAATCGCCATTTGAATCGACAATTTTAATTATTGGTTGGGTTGTAAATGGATCACCAGATACAACTCCATAAGGTTGAACATCAATCATTAATGCAGTTGAATTTTCAGAACCAGTGCATCTTGAAAATATAGATAAAGATAAAGATCCATAAGGAATTACAGAAGGTGAAAAATAAACATTTTTAGAGTCTAATGAAGAAAAAACCCCACGGCTACGAGTGTTTGTTATAGGATCTATGTTAGCATCTTGCAAAAAAGTTAAATTTCCATTTATTAAATTTCTATCGTAAGCAGTAATTTGTGAACTATTATAGTTATAAGAAACATATAAAGTTTTATCATCGGAAGACAAAGATAGATACCAAGGTTGAGATCCTGTTACACTAATTGCTTGAATACTATTAAAAGAACCATTAGAAACATCTCGACCAAAGTTAAGTATTACACTAGAACCGCTTGGTGCTACAAAAACATTTTTATCATCATTAGAAACACAAATATCAGTAGGATAATTTAATAGACCACCATAATCAAAAACACTTAGTAATGTTAAATTACCAGTAATTAAATTCCTACTATAAATTGAAACTGTGCTTCTGTTTCTGTTAGCTGTATAAACATTTTTGCCGTCATTAGAAATTGTAATTTTTTTAACATCATCAGCAAGATCACCGTCAAGCTGATTGTTTGAAATAAAATCGTTAAGACTTAATTGCCCATTGGTTAAATTTCTGTTTAAAGTATATATCCCTCCGTTTACTCCTTCAGATACCAAATAAATATTTTTATCATCTTTTGATATTACAATATCTTGAAAATAATAATCACTAGTACCTGGAGAATAGGAACCAGATTGGGTTAACTCTCCAGTTATTAAATCTCTATTAAAAATAATAATTGGAAAAGTAGTCTGTCCAAGAACTGCGTAAACATTTTTTGAATCCTGCGATATATATATTTTTGATTCGTTTCCAAGAAGTGTACTATTTTCAATAAAAGTTAAACTTCCATTTGAAATGTTTCTTTCAAAAACAGATATGCAAGAAGAATTTGAGTTAAAAACATAAACATATTTATTGTCTTGAGAACCAGTAATAAAACCAAACCCAATTTGGTTTGATGGAACAGAATCAACCGATCCATAATATGTAAGTTCACCTATATTGCAAAAACTCATTGCCATGTACCCCCATCAGAGTATACCCAAACTAGTTCATCTTGATTATTATATGTTACAACTTGGCTTGTTAGCCCACCAGAAGGCAACGATTGAATAGGTGTATTAACTGCTGAAGTTATTCTTCCAGCAGCATCAATAATCAATTCAACAGTATTTGATGAATCGCCATAAGTTCCAGCAACAACCCCTGTGGCAGAAAGTGCAAGATCAATATCTCCAGAGCTTGTAACAGGCGAATTGTTGACAGTTATTTCATTGGATACAGATGTTATCCCAACCGAAGTAACTGTTCCAGAACCACCACCACCAGAAACAGTAACAGTAGATAAAGATGTAATTCTCCCCTTGCTATCAACTGTCACCACAGGTATTAAAGTTGCAGTTCCATAAACCCCTGGAGTTACACCAGTATTTTTAAGATTAGTAGTTATTGTTCCAGAAGATGTAATAGTAGGATTTGATATTGAAAAGTCTGATGAAGCCAAAGTAATGCTAGTTACAGTTCCAACACCAGCAGAAACAGATAATGGTGAAGCTACTGTTCCATTCCCAGACAAAGTACCATCGTGAGTAACCAAGGTTAAATAGTTTCCTGACAGATCAGGTATGTCAGTATCAACCAAAGACCTAAATGTAGGAACACCAATAGTGCTTATTGGGGTAGCAAAAACAAGGGATGGACTTTGATTGATAAAAGATACTTCTAAAGTTCCAGCACCATTAACAGGGGTGTTGTCTACAAAGAAAACATCTGTTGGCATTGTAAGGCCAATAGAAACAGTCAAGTCGGTATTGACAGCATATCTAAAGACAATAGCGTTGCCTTGGCCATCAATTGTAACTAATGAAACAGGGTCTGTAATTGCCGGAATTAACTGATCGGTGGTGATACTAGCACCAACCTTAAGTTCCTCAATTATGACTGTTTTGGCTACATCTGTTGCCATTATCTGGTTACCTGTGGGGATACTCTAAAAGATCCTTCTACAAGCCTTATAACATTTATGCCTGTTTGTATTTCTAAGTCGTACACATATGTGCCTGTCACTAAAGCATCTGTATCTGTGGCAGCAACTAGGAGTGATATAACATTGTCTAGAAGCGATATACGGCCATTTTCTGTAGTTAATTCAAGCAAAATGGTAGTTGATGTCACATTAGGTCGAACTTGCATTCTTGCCGTAGAAGAATTGAAATCTGGCTCGGTGGAGTCTGCATTAACTACGGTTATTTGCCGTGAAAATGTAGCACCTTGTTCGCAAATTATATTATAAGTTCCAGCAAGCATTTGTAATTCTCCTTCTAGAACATATTAAACGGTTCACCGTAAAACATCAATTCAAAAGGGTACGAGTCGTAAATAGGTTTGAATCTTTTATTGTCAGGAATAGTGGTGGCAGTTTGGGTAACAATAGGAAAATACTTCTGCTTTGAAATAAATTGGGCCAAGTTGTGACCCCGATATATATATGATTGGTTTGATGGGTTAGTTTCTGATGGATAAGATGTTTTAAAACCAATATATAAAAGTTTAAATATGATATCGGAATAAAGGAAATCAGTTATTCCCCAACCAGAAGCAATTGGGTTAGCTACATTAAAATCGCCACCAAAAAAGTTTCTTGGATAAGGCTTTGATTCAACTCCAGTAAACAAAAGTTCCCCTGGCCCAAATCCAACAAATGTACGCTGATTAACTCTTCCTAAAGCGTTGTATATGTTTTTAGATTGAGTCAATGTTGGAAATACAAAGTTATATGGAACCATGTGCCATGTCATATTAAACACAGTTTTAGGAACCAAGGTTTTACCGCTAAACCCAGGGAAACCCTTTTTGTTAACCTCTGCATCATCAGAAAGAAAAGAATACTCTCCAGCTTTGATAGTAAGATATTCGGCAGCAACACTAGTAGAGTAAGAAACATTTCTCATGTATTCTTGTTTTACAGCATTAACAGTTACTTGGCTTCCATCATCTTTGTATGCAACTACATTTGAAGTTGTAATAGAAGAATCGTCTAAAACAAAATATGGCAAGGGGGTAAAATTTAATGTGATTTCATATTGATCATAAGCACCATAATACTCAGGAACTTTTTGATAACTAACTCCAGCATTAGTTAAAACCTTGTCCATTTTGTTACTAGTTCTTTTTAGACCAATACCTTTGATCGAACTAATATTGCTTGCGTACAACCATCTGTAATAAGGATGGCACATTGGCATAATTCTGTTTACATATTTCCCTGTGGCATCAAGAGAAGCATATGGAAAAACAGTTTGCAAAAATGCATCAACTTTCCCTGTTGGCCCAAGTGGCCCATCAACCACATAAGACATGGTTGCACTAGCGGAACCTTCTATTCCAAAGCTTCCACCGCCAGGTGATATACTGTCAATTCGTTCTTTTAAATCAGGTACTATCATTAATGAACTCCTCCAGGCATCATGTAATTTCCACCAGTATAAGGTTTACTTGGTGCTGCTGGGGCCGGTGGCTTTTCAAGAGTATTTATTTCAACCTTCTCCCCAGGCTTTTTAAGAAGATCAGCCGTGTTTTTTGCTATGTCTTTTAAATAATCTATCTCTTCATATTTCTTTTCGCCTTCTGGTATCTGAATCATTAATGATGCTTTTCTTATCTCATCTCCGATACCCTCAATTGATGTGCTTCCAACTTCTCTTACAGCAGCACCAACAGAAGCACCTTTTTGAACACCAGCAGCATTTCCAGTAAATGTATCCATACCAAACTTTTGTACATTTTGTGATGCTTTTTTAAGGACTCCAAGACCTGGGATATAGGAAAGATACTCAAGAAGTTTTCCAAATCCTATGATAAGACCACCAAAAATAACTCTCATTCCATCAGAAAACGCTTTAAATATCACGGATATCAAATCAAATATTTTTACAAAATTAAAGAACCCTGTTAAAACATAAGTTACCACATTTATAAGGCCACTAAATAAATCTATAAGTGGTTTTAAACCCGCAAGAAAATCATTTAAAAGGTCAACTATGTAAGAAAATGCTGGAGCAAGAAGGCCAATTACTGCTTGATACAATGGCATTACAGCTTCAACAATAATCTTGTACATCTTTCCAAACCCTTCGTACAAATCCGTAGTTGCAGTAGCAACAGGAACCATTGCATCTGCCATTGTTCGTTGAGCTTCAGTAAGTCTCATAAACATTGGTATCAAACCTCTACCAACAACAGCCTCCAAATCGTTAGCAACGATTTGAAACTGCATCGTTAATGCTGGAGCAACTTTGCTTATCATTCCACCAAACATAGACATGATTGTGTTCGATGTAGAAACAATAGCGTTAAAAGAAGCCATTATTGCAGCACCACCAGCCAAGGCAGCAGCAAATGGAGCAACGATAGCAGCAGTTAAAGGATTTGATGCTGCTGCTGTACCAAGTCTTCTTCCAGCACCACCAGCAGCACCACCACCGCCACCCGCTCCACCACCGCCACCTCCATAACCACCACCACTAAACATTCCACCTAAAGTTTGGAAAGCCTGACCACCAAGTCCACCTAATCCACCTTTAGCTCCAATACCGCTAGTTATTTGGTTGAATAAAGAAGGGAATTGGTTAAACGAATTTCCTACATTTATAGAAGCATTATGAAGTGATGCAAACGCTGCTGTTGATTGCAATATTTGTGCAGTATTATTTGCTTGAGCAACATTGCTTGCACCATTTGGCCCAACTTGAACAACCCTATTTCCACCAGGCGGTGGAGGGGCGGGTTGTGCAGCTAACGGAATTCCTTGACCACCCTGATAAGCTTGTGGTGCTATATTTTGCGGAACATAATTGCTAGCTAATGGAATCGATTGACCACCCTGATAAGTCTGCGGATTTGCATTAGGTGGAACATAATTCTGAGCTATTCCTAAAGAAGCATATCCACCCTGATACATTTGCCCAGAAGTTGGAACAGTCCTTGATGCTGCTGATTGAGAAGCATTAGATGCTTCCGCTATATCGTAAAATAAATTTTCCAAAACACTAGTAACTTCAACTGCCTGTTGCGATACTGATTCTCCCAAACCGTCAATTGCATCTTGAGCTTGTTCAACATAAGTTCTTGGATCTAATGCTGCTTGCATCTCCAAGCTTAAAGCTTGTGCTTGATTCGTTGCATCCCCAAGCATTGAATTTATTTCTGAAACTAAAGATCCAATCTCTACTTGCCTTGCCATCTCTTGTGAAAGTCTAGTAGCATTAGCAAATACATCATTCCATGCAGCAGCAGAATCTGTTAATCCAGTCAAAAGATTTTTAGGTATATCAACCCCTGGCCCAGCGGGTTTTGGTGGTTTTGCAACAGAAACTGGTGGCATTTTGATGTTTTTTATTACCTTGATGCTTACATCAAGTGACTTAATAACATCAACCATTTCTTTTTGAAGTGTTTTTACGGAGTCTGTTACTCCGCTCATGCTAGTTTTAAATTGACCTGCAAATTCACCGAATGATCTACCAAAAACATCGCTTGCAGAACCAACAGCTACTGCAATGTCTTCAACCGCTTTTACGAGGTTTCCAGCCATTGCAGCACTATCGTCTATTGGGATTCCATTACTCATGTCTATTCCTCGACTTCATAAGGATTACCATGCTTTTTGAAGAAGGCTTCACGCATAGTGTTTACATCTAATCCCAATACAGATCCAAGCTTTATAAACTCTTCGTACTCGTTTCTTAAACCGTTCCTTTTTACCAAACAATCCCTTTGAAGCCATTCATGCCCAACAGACAAATAAGGGATTGGATTTCCCTTATCATCTCTTTTCCTATAATATATTTCAATTATCTGCTTATCAGTAAGTCGCTCTATCTCCCAAGGTCTAAGCAAATATGGCTTATCCATAAGGTTTGCATAGAAGTTTCTTAACTCAGGTGGAGGAATCGGGTCGTTCTTCCTTACGGTTGAACTTCCACCACCTTCTTCAAGTTTGGGTAGCTTTTTTCCCTGACAATATCCATTACAACTGAATACCTTTCGGTTTCAGCCATCATCATTTGCTCAATCTCTGCTTCTGGAGCATTAAATATTAATGCTGTAAAAGTAACTGATCCGCATGGAGTAGACAATGATTGTATACTTCTATCTGAACCAAAAGAATATACCCCAGATGCAATATCTCTTGTTACAGAAGATACTGCTTCTCTGAACTCAACAGGATCAAGGTATTCTTTCATTTTGAAAATAGAATCGAGAGCTTTCTTCTCCATTCTTTTTTCGTATTCAGATTTAACCTTTTGGGTTATAAGCCCTGCCGTGTACTTCTTACCATTGAACTCAATGGTAAGTGACCCTTCTCCACTAGGAACATTAAGTAATTCCGTAACTCCATTTGCCATAGCTTCCTATCCTTTATTAAAGAGCAAAAGTAAAAGCACCAGTAGTTTTTACTGTCATTTTTACTTTCTGAACATCCTTTGCATCACTTGACCAATCAACCGAACTAACCCTACAAAAAGGGAATGTTATTGCAGCACCACCAGCCATTGCATAAATACTGACTGATATTAATTCGCCTTCTGCTGGATATCCAGCACCAGCAAAAAACGCATTAAAACTTATTTCTGCATCCCACATACCAACAGCGTGTGAGGCAAAACCTTCATCCATAAAGTTAGTTGTATCAGGAGTATCAGAATTAGAGGTAACACTAAAATCAGATGCTGGAATAGTATTAGCACCTATTGTTATAGCACCAATTTTTCCTGGTAAATAAGCCATTACAAAACTCCTTGTGTTAGTCAACAATCATAAAAGAATATGATCCAGTAGTCTTCATTGTCAAAGATACTTTTTGTGCATCCTTGGCAGCAACATTGTATTTTACCGAGGTTATAGTGCATAATTCAAATGCAAAAACAATAGCCGAAATAGGGTATTCTGGATTTGCAGCGGGGTTGTTTCCAGTAGGGTTGATTCTTACATCAACTTTTTGACCAGCATAGAATCCTGTTACAAGTGCTGGATCATAAGCAACATCGCAAGAAATTTCTGCTTCTTTAACACCAGATACTGTCTCAACAAAACCGCCAGAAATAGCGTTTGAAACATCTGGCAAATCTGCCTTACCAGAAACAGTAATATTGGTAGCTGGCAAAGAAAGTGCTGGAGCCCCGCCACCTGTTGCAACCACCGTTACAAAGCCGACCTTGCCTGTGATAAATGGGCCTGATGATCTAGCCATTAAATGTCTCCTTGTTCAAGAAATCCGTAAATAAGTCTAAATCCGGTTACTTTCCAAACGGTATTTATTCCGTCAATGTTGAACGGAGGAACACCTTTTACATCAACTGTAGTTGGACTAAGCATACCAGAAACATTGCCTAATTTGTATATTATTTTCCTAATATCTGTTCTTTGTGTCAAAGATTCATATGTCATATCTCTGTTATATTTTTCGACATAAAAAACTTTTATCTGATATTTAAATTCAGTCCACCCATTCAATGCCATCATTCCTGTTATTTCACCATCTTCTGAGGGTGAAACAATAACGCATGGAAATGAGTCTGTATCCATAATCATCGCAGCTTTACGCTTATAAACGGTAAACGAAGCAGCAGTAAGATTAGTTGCTACACCATCAATAATTACTGTAAATCGATCATCTTCTGGAGCAGATCCGTATGTAGACCTTGAAGCTACAGTAGGAAGATTTCTTTTTATTATTTTTGGCTTTTGCATTATATCTCCGTTGAACACTCTAGAGAATAATAGCTTTTGTTAGACACAGAATCGATTGAATTTATGTAAAAGTTTTCATTTGTATCTGTAGATATCTTTCCATTTATTTCTGGCATCCAAGGAGAAACATTTGCTGTAAAAATCAACCATCTTGTAGACGATTCAATCCTCATTACACCATTTTGATCCATGTAGGAATAAGTACCTTGCCTACGAAATCCATAACTTGTAACAGCCTGTGACCCATTAGGATTAACGATTGTTAGCCTTTCTGGGTTATCCATTATCTTGTAATTTGCTGTAAGGTCTATCGTAGGCATACACACCCCTTACATGAATTGTGTCTTGTATATTTGCGGATTCACATAAGTCAGAAGTTTGTTTACTTGCGTAATATGCTGCAAGGTTTGCTGCCTCCACTCTGTCCTAGAAACAGCAACACCTTCCCATGAATAAGAAGGTTGAGGACTGGCTGAATCAGCCACCAATGCGTTTATGTAGTTGTCTCTTATAGTCAGGAGGTTTTCGGCTGGAGTTGGCATAATAACCTCTTAAAAAGAAAGCTAGGGGCCAAGAACTGACCCCCAGCCTAGGGTAGGAAGGACTAAGCAGGGAGTCCTTGAACAACATAACGAGGATCAGTAACACCAGCAGAACCCCACCACGAAGCCTTGATGGCAACCGCAATGTCCTGATTGAACTCGGCCCAATTATTCGCTGGAGCTTGAACAACTTCCATAGGCTTGGCTTCTCTCCAGACAAACGCTTTCTTGAAGTTACCCAAGTAAACATATTTGTCTGCGGTGGAAGCAGCAATACCGCTGGTTACCAACAGGTTTCTCGCATGAGCGGATGTGAGAAGACCATAGTTGTTATCCAATGGGTTAGGACTTTCCAACTGCTCAACATCACCAGAAGTGGCAAAAGGCCCATTTTTGGTAACCGTCTGAGGATTCAAGATCCTAGAAGCAGTATACTTTTGGAAAGGCATAACAAGCATTTGCATACCAGGGCCAAAGATATCGATTGGTTTACCAGTATTGGGGTCTTTCATCTGGTAGAACAATTGTTCTAGCGTATTAATGCTAGCAAAATTGCTCAACGCATAAGAAGTCACCTTGTTGATGAAACCAAAAGTCATGCCAGCTTGAGCGGTTGCTGAATAGGTATTCAGAGTAGCTTCTGCACCAGCAGCAGTACCGTATACATAGCTACCTGTGAGGCCAAGTACCGTGTTAAGAATTCTTTCTTCACGAACTAGACCGCAATAAGTACCTACAGATTCAGCAGATGCTAAAGCCTGTGAAGTCTTATCCGAATAAATCATTTCAGCGGTAATCGCACAAATTCGCCCCACCTTTTCGATGGCTGGAAGTCGTACATAGTTACCAGAGAACTGGGTTTGTGGATAAGGCATACCAGGTTGAACCACTTCTGGCGAAGGGCTGATATCAGACAACCAAGGAATGATCTCAGTCGAAAGGTTCTGACCAGCAGGGATGGTCGATACAAGTTGATCACCAATGAATGATGCTAACTTATACTTTTCTTGAACCGTAGTGATAAGGATCTGACCTGTGATGGCAGCAAAGTTAGAAGCATCAACTGCTTCGGTTGCTTCCATAAAGGTTCGATCTGGGCCATTGAAGCGATTAAGCTGTTCGGCCCAATCGTCACCCATGATGCCTTCTGCAAGGCCTCTAAGGGAAATTCTGCTTACAGCGATATCGCCTTTGGAAATGGATTCCGAAAAGAACGCCTTGGTTTTAGCCAAACCATTTTGTTGGCCGAATTCCTTCAGCTTTTTACCTAGACTCTTCATATCAATCTCCTTAAAAAGTTGTGGATTATCGGGCCACAGGGTTTTGACTAGACAACAATTGGAATTTTACAGTACCAGTACCAGCAAGGGCTTCAACAACTCGACCAATAGCCAAAGCAGCGGATGCAACTTTAACCAAAGATTGTGGCTGAAGAACGCTAGATACGGAAGTGGGGCCAACAAAATCCCCAACAAGAAGAGCGGAACCAGTATAATCACCAGCGTAGATACCAGAGCAATCAACCCGAATCTGGTTGGCTACCGAGTTACCGTACACAAGAGCTATATCTTCCCTCTTTAATTGACCTGACACACCTAGGAAAGCACTTGCAAACGCAGTTTGAGTGGTTGCCAAGTTGGTATCCCAAGGAAAATCAAGAGCGGAGATCGCACTACCGGAAGATAGTGCTACTAGATCGCCAACTTGAATCGCCTTGTTGGTGGCAACTGGAGCCACCACAGGATTAGTCGCATTGAAACTGTAAGTAATCGCCATTGATAGGACTCCTTAATGATGGCTTACTTGCCAAGGACATTTTCACGGAACTGTTGATAATTCGACTCGCCTTGGATTGCAGTCGAACTAACTGGCTTAACGCTAGCTCTGACAAGAGCAACCTTTTTCCTGTCTTCAATCGCTTCTGCCCACATCGTTTCACCGATAGCGGAAAGTTGCTTTACAAACACAGGGGTTGGCTCCAATTTATTCTCCTTAAGCAGGGAGAATATTTTTTCTTCATTGAGTTTTTCGGCTTTCCATTTGCGAAGGTCTTCAAGTTCTTTTAAAGATTCTTCAAGTTCATCTTCGGTTGGATCTTCTTCAGTATCACCAACTTTAGCTTGTGCTGGTGTACCAGAAGTTTTGCTCATTCCAGTTACATCTGTGGTTTCAGATGCCATATCTCCACCGAGGCCAGTAGCAGCAGCAATAAGGTCAAGAATCATCTTCCCCTTTGCCGAGCCTTCGCCTGGGCCAACGCAAATTTCCATAATCTTCTTGAGCATATCAGAAGACGGTTCTTGCGAATCCGGTGAAGCAGTTGGTTCTTGTGCGGGTGCAGCATCTGGAACCTCTTCCTTATACATTTCCTTCACAGGGTTTTCTTCAGACATCATTTTGTCATTTTTCATTGCAGTCTCCTTGGATTCAAAAATGGTGGTGGTAGTTGCAGGGTTTGCAACTAGATCCACCGATCTTACTCTGTCGATTCTTACTACTCTTTCTGTACCATCTTGATCTGGAATTGATTTTCCACTAACGAGATGGCTAAAGCCTACATCACCGAGGCCGTTATTTTCTGCGAACCACAAAAACGAATCAATACCATCAGCATGGGGGTTGTATCTGAAGTCAGCGTATAAACCTTCTGAGGTAAAGCGGACATTTTGAAGCCATCCTAGCCGATCAGAAAACAAAGGTGCTTCGGTTTTGTGGTCTTTATTTACTGGAGCGTTTTCGTAAAGCGGAACTGCATCACGAATCGCTTTTGGATCGTAGATTCTGCCATTCATTGAGCTAAATCCAAGGACTTTTACACCGTAAACAATGCACTTGTTTCGGTCAACTACACCTGGTTTATTTTCGATGACGGCATTCATAGTATGATATTACATCCAATCGTCTAGTGTTGTCAACAATTATCCTGTTACAGTCGATGTTTTTGGTGCTTTTGCTGCGGGAAGGTTTGGTGGTGGTTCATTTCCATCAGGTTTTTCTGCTGAAAAACTTGACACAGGTTGAACAGGTTCGGGAATCTTAACCACTACATCACGGAACATGAGATCGATAATCTCAGGTGTGATCGCAGGGAAGGATGCTCTCGCAATTGCCTTGCCACTTTCCATTGGAATTTCACCAATAGTACATCGATGAATAATATCGACAAGATTAGCGATCTGGGCCCCATTGAGAGCGGAGTCTTGAACTTGTTCGCCACCACCAATGCCTTGAGTAGCACTTCCAGACTCAATCCTTGATGAGGGATTCATCGGATCAATTTCCGTTGCACCCTTCTTCTCGTCAACAATTGGTTTGATAAAGTTTGATGCTTCTGTATCGTTATCAAGGCCTAATTCGGAGCGAATCGTTTGAATCGACTTCACACCCATCGAATGGTACACATTGTTCATCTCAGCTTCCTTCTGATGCTCTCTTGATTGAAGAGAATATGCTTCAGAAGTGATCTTGATGTTCTTAAGAATCTCTTTTGGAATGATTCCGTGTTCGGATGCGAGGTGGATCTGTGACCAAGCTAAAGACTTGTTTGGCTCGAATCGACATTCGGCCAAGGATCTTCCAACAATCCCTTGCCATCGCTCAAAGGTTCTTCGTGCTGGAGCTTCTGCAATGAGTGCTGAACTGTAGTTGTTGTTGCTAGCATCACCTGACATGAGGGTTTCGCTGATCCCAAATCGTGTTGCAAGTGATCGCAAGTTGGCTTGCAAAACTTGGATAAGTCCAGCAGCGTCAACATTTGCCCCAGGGAACTCGTAGTCGATGTTCGCTGGTGCTGTGATGATTGATCCATAGCCGAATCTCTCTAGCCCAATGTTTTCGGTTGCACCCATATTATTGCTGCCACCGAGCGTAGCATCAATCTGTGAGTCAACAAGGGATGCCATTGAATCAGGGGCAACATTGTTTACCTTCCTGATCATCGCAACCTTTGCCCTGGCTTTCGCCATCGTGACTGTAGAAGCTAAAATATCCTCGCAATTGGTCAAATTCTGGAACACAGGGTAGAATGTAGTCAATCCACGCTTTGCGTTAGAATTAGTGCCAATCTTGATGTGTATGATCTCATCCGCAGGGATGAATGTAGGTTCTCTAGATACACTAGGCTTTAGAATGACTTGATAACCTAAAACGGAGTTAATATCGTCTTCTTCGCAAATGATACCAAATGAGTCTTTTGGCGAACCAATGTCCGTTGCGTAACCTCTGACCAATTCTGGCTCGATAAAGCGAATTACGAGCATTCCATTGGCTTGTGGGAACTTTCTAATGAATACCTCTCCATCAACATGGAGTCTGTACACAATTTCATTCTCAACATCCACCATACTGTTGTATTCACGAAAAATGTCTAGTGATGCCTGACATCTCTTCAATAGATCCTCTGGAACTGGGTTCTTTAGATCGATTGAAGCAACCCGCCATTTAAATCCCGAAGACCCAACAACAAATGATTGAAAGCATTGAACTAACCCATGAGCAAACTCATTGGTAGCAAATACGAATCTAGCTCTATCTCTAATGCTTTTAAGCTGCCACCATGACAGATAGATCGGAAGCTGCTCACCTGACAGGTAATTGTCTCTAACCGCTAATTGAGCGGGATTGACCCAACCACCCATCCCCGCATTAGGAAATTGAAACGCACCATATTCGCTTGGATCGTTCCAGAACGGCCCCCATCCAGTTTGGTAACTTCCAGTATCATACGAAATAGACTCCGTAATCGACTTTTTCGACCTTGGAGTTCTAGGGGTTGATTTCGGTGCTGGTTTTTTCTTTGCCATTTTTTGGTGACCTGATAACTATTTGTTTACGGCCACAAATCCACTTAGTGTTCCAGATACATTTCCAGATACTGTAAGTTTTATTCCGGCAGCACTTATCAAAAGACCGCCACCTTGTACTGCACTAGTAAGCGTTTCATATTGCGGAATATGAATTTTTCCTGACATTGCAGTTGTTCCATCAGCCTCGAAAAACTGAATAGTGCAATCACAATCCGGTTGCAATACAAATGCGTGAACATGAGATTGACCAGTTGCAGAAAGGGTGACTGTTCCTGGAATAGTTTGCGAAATTGGTATAGAACTGTCTGCTGGCATATAAACCTCCGGTTAAGATGTACACATTGTATTGGTTTACTTGGAGAATGCAAGAGAAAATCATTTTGACGATTTGGGAAAAATAGAAAAATTTTTTGGATGCACTTTTAAATTTGACAAAATGAAACTTGACGGTTCTGAAAAAAAGTCTCTGAGTTTAGGGTGGGGTGGGGGGCTTCCTGGCCAGGTTGAAATATTAATAGGATAAACAACTCTGAATATCAATATATAAATGTAATAAGATAACAATATAATTTTATCTTAATATATTATTAGTATTCTATCTTATTCGTAAACATATTTGGGTGAACGCAATAAGCTATAAAGTTTATCTTAATTATTTATGAATCAAAATGTAATAAATTGGAGTAGTGTATCTAATAATAATAATATAATAATATAATATAATATATATATAATTATATAAGTAATACATAAGGTTTTAAGGATACACATCACCCCCATTCCCTACCATACCATTAATCATAATCTTTTATGGATCATAATCCTTTTATAACCACGATAGATAACCCCTATACCTTGATTATTTATTTTTACCCATACGCTAAAATGAACTAAAATAACAATTATTTTAAAAAGTTTTAAGTACTTATATCATAAGGGTTTATGACAATATACTTAAAATTTTATGGAATAAATACTATATTGTGATTGAATATAAGCCGATAATATGCATAATTACCTATCTAAAGCTGATTAATGTAATCAGTAAAAAGTATATCGGAATGACAATTTATAAAGGAAGTAGCTATGAAAGTTAAAGTGTCTAGAATCAATTCTGTTAAGAATCAATTATTAGTAGAATTCGAAGGTTCAATGCAAAAGGTAGGCAAACTATTGTCTACCAATATGAAATTGATTAAGGATAAATTGGCAGGCTATGATGTGACAGGGATACAACTAGCTCCAGCGAATATAGCTGGCTTTGAAGTATGCTCTGGGCGTTCTAAAGGTTGCACAAAAGCTTGTATATATGTATCTGGGCACGGAAGATTTACTAACACCCAAATAGCTAGAATAAAACGCAAGTTATTATTCTTTCAATACAAAAATACTTTTCGTAATCAGTTAATTAAAGAAATAACTGCTTTTGTTAAAAAGTGTAAAAAAAACAATGTTAAGCCAGCTATTCGCTTAAATGTTTTTAGTGATCTTCCCTATGAAAGAATCTTTCCTGAATTGTTTACCATGTTTCCTATGGTATCTTATTATGATTACACAAAAGTTAAGTCTAGACTTGATAAGTCTAAACTACCTAGTAATTATCATTTAACCTATAGTCGATCAGAAGATACTAGCGACAATGAAGTACTTGAAA